CCTGAGCGTCCAAAAACAGCCTCAGCAGCCCATACCACCCTGGGGCCAGCCAAGGCCCCTAGAAGGCCCCTCAGAGGCCCCTGTCAAAAAGCAGGCCTCAAAGGCAAAATCGGCCGTTTTTTGCCCTAATAACGATGACGTTCCGGCGGCGCTGCTTCCGGTTTCTGAAAAAATTATAGCATTTTGGCAGCATAAAGCAGGCAAAAAAACACCTCAAGCATGGTCTCTTTTGATTCAAGAGTTAACAAAAATCAATGACTTTGTAAACGGTGGTTTAGATGCTGTATCAGAGCAGTGTGACCTTGGAATAAAAGCAAGAATCAACGGCAAAGGCTGGATGTCGATTACTCTAAATAACTTCATTAAGATGGGCGGTGGATCATCTAAACCACGCCAAAGATATGGTCGTCAAGATGTCTTAGAGAAAGCACACGAAGCTTCACAAATCGTAAAAAAACTTAAAGAACGTCAGGCACGCGAGGAGGCTGAGTTTTTTGCTATGATGGATTGCACGTCACTTTCTCAAGGTGCTGTTTGATGGGTCAAAACACAGCCATTTCGTGGACGGATCACACATGGAACCCATGGCAAGGATGTAACAAAGTTAGTTCAGGCTGCGATAATTGTTATATGTTTACAGAACGCGAAGGGCGATGGGGGATTAAGTCTAATGTTGTAACAAGAAGTGCGCCAACTACATTTAATAAGCCATTAAAATGGAAAGATCCGGCGAAGGTCTTTACGTGTAGCTGGAGTGACTTTTTTCATGTTGATGCGGATAAATGGCGCGATGAAGCATGGGATATAATTAGGCGCACGCCACACTTGACATATCAAATTCTGACAAAAAGAGCGCATCGTATACATGATCATCTGCCTGACGACTGGGGTGAAGGATGGGATAACGTATGGCTTGGCGTAAGCTGCGAAAAGCAGAGTTATTTGTGCCTGCAACGAATTCATTATCTGAGTTATACTCCAGCAAAAGTGCGCTTTATTAGTGCTGAACCATTGTTGAGCAAAGTGATTATTCCGGTGGAATATATGAGCCAAATCAATTGGGTTATCAGCGGCGGCGAATCCGGCCCTAACGCAAGACCTGCTGATATAAATTGGTTTAGATCATTAAGAGATCAATGCGCCGAGCATAATGTTGCCTATTGGCACAAGCAAAATGGCGGCAGATCAGGCGATAAAGGTGGATGCTTGCTTGATGGTCAAATCCTACAACAATTCCCGACATGATCAGTGAAGAAGACTTCACCGGGTTGATTGCTTGCGCATTAGAAATGTTGCCGAAGATGCGGCAGTTATCTACAACGACTTTAGCCAAGATGTATGTGCAATTATCAGATAAGGTGGTTGTAGAGTTGAATCCGTTCATTTTGCAATATGCAATTAAGCAGCGGCTACTAGATCCAAATCCACCAGATGACATGGCGTTTCACATGCAACTATTTAGATATATTTACCCACTGCAAAATAATGTAGCAGTATTAAATCGTGGCTTTAGAAGTGACCTGAGAACGAGAATATCTGATCCAGACACTTTTCACGACCCATCACCACAGCGCGAGGAATTTATGCCCATTTCAGATGAATACAGGCTACCGGCTGGTGCCTACTGGAATGCAAACAGTATGACAATAGAAGAACGGCGCAAATACTATGAAAAATGTAAGATTTTAATTTCAACAATAGAACCAACAAAACAACTACTTGAATTTCCATTGCAAGGTCCACTGGGCAAGATAATGTACGAAAGCGTATTACGTGGATCAATGGGAAAAAAACCATTATTACATCAGGGTACCTTGGCTTATGAATGGATCGCCCGCAACAAAAATCTAGCGCAAGAAATGCTAGAAACAGCTATTAAAGAAAGGCTGGGATCTGTTGAAGATACTACCACGAAAGAGGATGATGTGCCATGGTGAAATGGATTAAGGGCGATGATGTAAAGCCCGTGCCTGAAGAAGGCTTATATATTGCAGGAGAAAAGATCTTGATGCCTGCGATGAATATCATATCAGAAGCGTATAATTTACCGCCTTCATTTTCTGGGCGCAATAAGCTACTGCGTGCGGCTGCTATTAGTTATGCAAAAAACAAAGACTGGAAGCCATCGGATAAGTTTAATTCCGTTAAGCCGATGATAGATATTTTAATCAATCATAAGTTATGGGAAAAGATGGAGATTTTAGGTGCAATGATTCACTTAATAGTTCCGCAACATGAAGCTGCTGTAACTGTTGATATTGCAGCGAATTTAGGTAGCAAGGGGCTGGGGTTAGTTTCGGTATGGCCAAGCGGATTAGGTGGTGCTCCTGCGGTTGTGCCATGGGCTGAGATGGGCTCAGCGGTGGCCACGTTGGCCGATCGTGGGGTGATGATTGACGTTTGCAGCTTGATTCAAGTGAGTGATGAACAGGTGAAGATTGAGCTGCACAATGGCGACGAAGTGTTACAGGCTTGGGTAGATGCTTTGTATTGTGCTAGTGTAAATAGAAAACAACGCGATCAATCCAGATGACTTTGTTTGATGATTTCATTAGAGAAAACGCCACAGAAGATGATATGTGGCAGATTATAGAAGATAATGATCTGTTTGACAGGCAAGGATGGATAGGTGACTGCGTGATAAGAAGTCTTGCTGATAAATTTATAGAAAAACATTTTGAATTTCGCACAGAAAGAGTTACTTTCGTTATGGACAAGCTTTATCGGTGCTGTGCAAAGCACTTTGCCTTTAAATACAAAGAAGCTAATAAAGATCGCAAGTTATTGAGACTTCATATTGAAGATCAAAGATCAGCGCTAACAGAACTGGCTGAAGAGGTAAAAACATCTCAATTTACAATTAAAATGCAAAGTCAAATAATTGATCGCCAAAATGCTATAATAACAAAACTCGAACGTCAAACAAAGTGACCAATGCAATCACATTTGAAGTGCGAGGGATGAATCCTGCGCCACAAGGATCAAAGAAATATGTTGGCAAAAATAAAGAAGGTAGAGCTATATTGATTGAAACATGCAAACAACTAGAAGAATGGCGCGATCTTGTCACAAGTGTAGCTATTGATCTTGATATTGCAATGATAGAAGGTGCCGTATCAATGAGCGCTGTTTTTATATTTCAAAGACCTAGGTCACATTTCAACAAGAAAGGGCTGAAGCCTAATGCGCCTAAATACATGAAGACACGCCCCGACAGGGATAAGTTATTGCGTGGAATAAGCGATGCTTTGACGGGTGTGCTTTACAAAGACGATAGCTATATTGTAGATGGTAATACGAGCAAGCGCTATTGTGTTGGTAGTGAGTTGCCGGGGGTTTTGATTACTTTGATCGCACTGGAAGAGTGATGGCTGATTTGTGCTATAATGTGGATAGTTCAATTCTGAATTGGTGCCCTTAACATTTTGCAAATGTTAAGCCTTGTAACAAGTCAAGCCACGGTGGCCAGCAGGCTTTGTGATTAACCTATCGAATGCACTGAGCATTTGCAAAGTAATCATGGCTTCTTACAAAATCAACACCAACGAATTTGAACAGCTTGCGATGCCACCTGGCGCACCATGCGCCCATCACGATTCCAGCACAGCCCATGACCAGAACATTGGCGCACACCATTGCCCACGTCGCGGCCAGCGGCCAGCGGGAGTTGACGGTGGGGGCAGACGCCACACGCGGCGCTAGCGCCAGCGTAGGCGTCTTCTAGATCGCGTTGCCATCTAGCAGCATTTGGCGGCATCCAGGGCGGTGCTGATCGGCGAGCTTTAAAGCGTCTTACTGATAGCTCTGAATAAGCCCATGGATTAAGCTCTTCTTCGGGCCATTTTTCGGTCAGCCATGGATGATTGGTTAGGCTAACTGGATAACCAAGGTTACGATAGGCTAAGTAATGACGTTTATATGTGATAAATCTAGTGTCTACATGCACATGCCAGGGATCAAACCCAATCACGTCTCGATCTTCGTGCACAGTTCCGATTAGCGGAACATAAGCAGGATGATCATTTGGCATGGCATTCTTCGGCTGCGCTACACAAGGCACCATATAAAATTTGCCTTCAACTACATCAACTGGTGATGGGTTGGCGGCAAGAAAATCAACAAATCGACGCAATTCTGATGGCATAGCGTGAGTCATGTTGCTAAATTTGTGAGTTGTCATTGCACCTCTTTGACTGTGTAAATAATTAGGGGATTTTTTGCGTTGGCTTGGCGAGCCAGGCGATTGGCATCCTCAAGAGATAGCGGTTTACCATGCCCAGTCTTGCCGGTTACGGTAGAAACCCAGCAAATGATTCCTTTTTTTAAGGCTTGTGAATTCATGATGCTTTTCAAAAGAAGGCAGCCATAAATCTGTGCCGCCCTTCACACGCAATCATAAGCCTGCCTTGCACGCCATCACCTAAGCGGTTACAAATTGAAACAATCCTTATGGCGCCAACCGTGCCTTATGCAATCGCGCCTTTTCATACCATTCCGCAATTTGCGGCACCCAAGCCTTGAAATGCGGCCACATCAGATCACAAAGCTGTCTGATTTCTAGCTGAGCATCTAATTTTGCACGCAAATCAAGGAAGTGCATAAATGATCGCGCATTAAAGCTAACTACAAAGTGCTGCCTATAATCAAAGGGAAGGATTCCGCGTGCGTGTTCTTCAGCGTATCCGGCTTCGATTAGGTTGCGATAGCGTTCAGCAGCGACGCTGCAGATATGAAGATCTTCTCCGCGCTGATTGTGTGTGTATTCATATTTTTTGCCTTGACGGTCAGTATAATGACCCAATGGCCGCAAATAGAATACATCTTCAAGATGTAATTCGCCACTAGCAGCTCTGCAGATACGATCTCCAGTATAACGCATCGACTGACAATCCATACTTACGCCTACCCTGTGTGTCCGAGCTTGCTGCATTACGGAATGGGGAAAGTACCCACAATTAAGGATAATTTGCTGATGCTCCAGTATTCCATAATGCCCACGTTCTCCATTCAATAATCGCTTAACACAGATCTCCCCAGCTTTAGTTTCATCCGGCCATTTATCACGCTCATCATACACAAAACCTTCACTATAATCCTGATGCATTGCGGCATACATGCACTGCTGGGGATTAGGCGTTTGAGCGATGATTTCAACGCGAAAACGTGGATCCATAAGGGAGAAGGCAGGGTTCTGAGTGGCTAGTGCTGTGACTCGTGTTCTATTGTAACAGATCACTGCAATGCGCAGCGTAACGATGTGTTACGGATTTTGCCGGCAAAGCGCTGATCACTGTAGATTGCATTTTTAACGCTTCAACTAATGATCACAAACCTTCATCGTGGTTATGCTGCGATTGGTCTTCATCAGCCTAAAACAGCAGCTAATGTAGGTAGTGTATTGCGTGCCGCAGGTTGTTATGGTGCATCGCTTATATGTATATCCGGCAAAAGGTTTAGCCCTTCTTGTGTAGATACACAAAAACAGCATCGCCATACACCACTAATTGAATGCACTGATCTGCGCGATGTTGTACCTTATGGCGCTGTGCCTGTAGCGGTTGATTTAATTGATGGCGCAACACCATTACCTGAATACACTCACCCTGAGCGTGCGTTTTATATTTTTGGCCCGGAAGATAGCACACTGGGAATCAAAACCATTGAATGGTGCCAGGATATAATATATGTTCCTACACATTATTGCATGAATTTAGCTGCAACTGTTAATGTAATTCTTTATGATCGCATGGCGAAGCGTGGAGAGGCATCACAAATTACTTCAAAATCATAACAAAAATTTAATGCCGGCCCAACCAGCAATAGAGGCTTATTCAGGCCATGTTGCTCTCGATTGGTATCCGGCCGTGTGAGCTGTTACCGGAGGACTATGTTTTGCGAGGTGTCTCCCCCTCGAAAATCATTATATGGCACATGTGCGCCGCTTGTGGTTATGCTGTTGCAATTTGAAACATGCCTGGCAATTGTTACAGATTGTGAAATGCTTGACGGGATCAGCGCAGATCACGATGGCAGGGGTTAGGGTGTGTGCATTGGGAGGCAACCGCCTCCTCCGGGCTTAGGCCCTGGCCCGCCGAGAGCCTGCCAGATTGTCGGCATTCTCGGCACACTATTCCATTGCGCACGCACCCATGGGACACAACTTGCGAATCGGAGAAGCATCAATAGATTACAATGAAGAATCTGTAGAAATTAATTGCAAATTAGTCAGGCACGATGATGCTCCAGCCTATGGCGAACCGACTGACTGCGAAAATCAAAGATGGCCATCTTATAAGGGTTGGCACAAAAGCATGAAAAGCCTTGGCTTGCTGCATATCATGTTTGACAGCAAAAACGGTGGATCAGATGAAACAGAAATCAATGGAAATACGCGGTATCCGTTAATGTCTGAATACTCAAGAGCGGCGCCGATTACCATTGAGCATGTTGAAGAAGTTGAGCGCCGTCTTGCCGCTTACAAAGCAAAGCATCCAGATCATATCGCTCAGTATGCGCCATTGAAAGAGGGTATCGAGAAAAATGACATCAACTGGTATAACCCTGATGACTACGTTGATGATCCTCGCTATGACCCCAATTTGTGCCGTGGCGAATGGCTGGCCTATTGGCTACGCTGGGCCGTTGAAAATTGCGAGCGGCCAGTATTCGTTAATTCCTGACACCACCATCCGCCGGGCCTATTCCAACGGCTCACATCACGCCACCCCACACACCCAAGATCATGGCTTACGACAAGCGAATTCTTCACAATCGGTCTAGCTGCGAAGGAATTATTATGTCTTTTAACAGCTATCGACATGATATAGTTTTTATTAACAAATTAGCGGCACAAGCCAAGCAAGATTTTCCAGATCTTGAAGATGAAAAAATAGAAGTATTTGTAGTAACGCGCTCAGACTATAACAAAGGTTTTTGGGGGATTATTTTTCCACTGCCCCCCGGAACTTTTAGAAAAGGGTATCAAGACGAAGAAAGCCTTGACTTTTGGCATTCTTGATTATCATCCGCCGGGCCTATTCCGACGGCTCACATCACGCCACCGCACATCCTCTAATGATCAAGCCTATTTACGTTGTTGAAACAGAACACGCCGATTATCTTTTTGCCTGTCAATCTGCCGCCCAATCCTTTGCAAGAACTATGGCTTGGCCATGGATTGACTGGCCGTCAATTCATCCGGTTCCGCTTGGCTCGTGTCATAGGTTTAGCCCTGAGTCTTGCAATCCTCCCCTGGTAGCAGGAAAGGGCCAGGAAAAGTGCCGTCGCATTCAACGTCATGTTAAGCGCTGGTTTAGAGAGCGAGATGAATACTGGTGACATCTGTGATGGCGCCACATCACCCCACCCCACCCTACCCCACCGCATCTTCCCAATGGCAGCCAACGCAACCGCCGCCGATCTAAGAAAAGCCCTGCAAGCCGCTCACTTTGCCCTAATCGAAGCCGCAGATCACATCCGAAGCCGCGGGGGCTGGAGCCCTGCTTATCGGCGCGTTTCTCTTGCCGCTGATGCTGCGCAGAATGCGCTATCTATTCACCACACCACCCCACCGCACTATGGATTTTCTTAAATTCCTCAGGATTCTTAGTTGGCTGCTAAAATCACTTGCCGCCTTTTGTATTTCCATGTTTATTCTTAATTGGATTTTACATGGAAGCACAAATCAGCCTCCGATAAAATTACTGTCTTTAGCGGTTGTAATGATTCTTCTTAACTCAACAACACTTTAATCCGCCACGCCCCCTCATGACCACCCCCGCCCCCGTCGATTACGCGCCCCTGATACGCCTGGTGGTAGACGCGGTTCTCCCTGAAGAGGAGAATCTTCCGGCCTTTTATGCTGATGCGCATCACCAGCGCCAGGGCGAGCGCCGCAAGATCCGGCGTGAGCTTCTTGCTGTGGCGGCCAATCAGCAGGCCGTGTGTGACGCACTGGCAGGCAAGAAGCAGGCCGATGGCTAACATAAGAAAAGTTGGGACTATTGGCAACTACTATGGCAACCTTGAGGTAAAACAAGAAGGCGGTCGTTTTTACTGGGGCATTGAGAATTACGACAATTGTTGGTGGGAAGAAATACCTGAGTATCTTTTTGTAGCTTTGAATCGTTTTGAGAACGAAAAGGAGAATGCCAATGACTGACCCCACCAACGCCAAACGCCAACCCATGAACCCCTCACGCGGCATTAGCCCTGAAGAATTTTTAAGGCAGCTCGCAGACGCAGAGCGGTTGATTCCCCCGATCCAACCAGGCCCACGCCCTGGACAAGCGTGTCTGTACAAAGGAGGGGAGGTTTTCTATGTAGATCCTGCCGTTCTTGATCGCTTGGAAAGCGGATTGCCTGTGCCATGAGATCGGAGACTGGTAGGGGATTACAACAGAGTGTTACAGGGCCACCCATCCCGTCGCATCCTGCGCATATGATTCGGGAGTCAGGCGGACAAAGCCCGACGCAAACCCTATCCCCACGACCATGGCTCACAACTTTCACTCCGGCATCATGATGAATGGCGAGCGTGCCTGGCACGGTCTCGGCGAAGTCATTGAAGGCACTTTGCCGGCTCGCGAGGCTTTCACTCGCGCTGGCGCATTGTTTGAAGTCGAAAAGCGTCCGCTATTTGTTAAGAACGAAGACGTTTATCAGCAAATTGACCAACGTGTTGCTGTTTGTCGTATGGACAATAATGAAGTTTTGGGCACTGTTTCGCCGCAGTATGAATTGATCCAAAACGAAACATTATGCCAATTGGCTGAAATGCTTCGTGATGACATCATTATGGATACGGTGGTTGTACTTAAAAAAGGCGCCAAGATTGCCTTTACCGGCAAAATTCTTGGTACTGATGCAAGTATTGTTGAAGGTGACAAAATTCATCGTAATTTTGTTGGTTATCTTGGCCATGATGGAATGACATCATTTGGCGGAATGTTTACAGATATTCGTGTTGTTTGTCAAAATACTTTAGGCTTTGCCCAGGCAGATGGCGCACGAACTGGCAAGCAGTTTTCCGTCAATCATACAAAAATTGGTATTGCACAAATTGATGAAATTATGCGCAATATCGACGTTGCTCGTCAAACATTTGGTAAGCACGTAGAAGAATATAAGCGCATGGCGGAAACACCAATGGATTTTGAAAGTTATAAAACATGGCTTGGTCATCTTTATAACTTGCCATCTGTTGCAACTCCTGAAGGTATCAGGCATGGCACGATTGAAGATTCTCCTCGCAAGTGGGAAAAACTGCGTAATGCTTATGCTGGTGGATATGGGACACATTTTGATGGCGTTCAGAATACCGTATGGGGCGGATATAACGCTGTGACGGAAGTCGAAACCAGCTTGCGCGATGGCAAGCTGTCCACCCGCTTTCAATCTGCCACCTGGGGGCAGGGTAGCCGCGTGGTCGAACGAGCCAGGGCCAGCGCTCTGCAGTTATGTGGGGTGAATTGATCAGCTCACGCAATTGTAATCAAGCCCGGCAAGTCCGGGCTTTTTTGTGTTTTGACGCAATTACAATTGTAAAGTTTTACATCAGCACGGCGCTGGTTGTTTTGCTCTGCGCTATGATCCAAGAAAGGGTAAGCAGTTTAGCCCTTTCTATTTCCATGAATTTACTTCAATCAACGAAAAACCAAAACTTTCAAAACATAAAAATCGGCGACATTATTGCTGTTACTGATCGCACTTCAATCATGCTTCTTGAGGTTACAAAAGTAACCAAGGCAACGTTTGCTACAGAAAAGCATGTATTTAATAAGTCAAATGGTGAATTAAGAGGAAGCAGTCGTGATCCATGGAGTCATGTTTTTGCGTGGATTCCAACCGAAGAAGAAAAGCAAGAAATTGAAAAAGCTATTCAAATGAGGCGATTGCAAGTTGCTGCTAGATTCAGGCTGCAACAAGTTGGTCATTCTGTTGATACGCTTTCAGAAGATGACTTAAAGACATTAATTAACCAACTTCACTCATATATGCCCAAGCGATAAAAAAGGCTGACAATTATCAGCCTTGTCTTGCGAATTGGCTAGATGCAATCAATCATCATCTTCAAAATCGTCATCATTGTCGCCATCTTCATCGTCTTCGTCGTCATCTCCAATATGAATCAATTCATAAGCGCCTTGAAACCGTGTTGCCATTGAAGTTAAAAACATAACTTCCTCGCGCTCCATTTCTTGAGAAACAGAGTCTTCATAGCTAACAGCCAAAGACATCAGAATTGTTTCCACAAGCTTGTGATATTCATCCGCCGAAAATTCACATTCATCAAGTTGTGTCATCACATCAGACACGCGATCATCAGTCAGATCAGGGGTGTCGGTGGCGTCGAACGGCAGGGAGTCAGTCATGGCCATTTGGTATCGGCCTAAGCAGTTTAGCGCATTGAGTGGGCTTTGTGACGAATTGCGACAGGTTAATCCCGTGCGCTGGCCTTGCGTCTTATGATCAGTGCATCGGGAGGAGAGATCCGACCGGCACTCAATTGCGCTTCTATCATGACCGACGCTTTCACTTCCTATAGAATTCAAAGGGCTCAAGACCTTCTTGCATCGGCTGGCTGGTGCATTGATCTTTTTCAATGGCATCCCGCCTTTACGGCGTATAGATACAATTGGCTAAAAAGCGGAGACACAATTTTTCAGTGTCAAAGAGGATTTGAGACATTGATCGTGATAATTCATCGCGAAGATGATTACAAGCCCTTTGAGGGCTTAATGCAATATCATTGGGCTTTTAACAGTCAATTCGCCTCGAAAGGCGAGTCGGTTGATTACATCAAGGATTTTTTGGCTCCTTTTTTGGCTACAGCTCAACCACAACAAGCTTCACCCTTGAATTCTCCTCGGTCTACCTCTTCTATTGTGCAAGCCATGACCACCCCTACCGTCCAAGAGATTCTTGCTCAAACTTCCGTTGGGTGGAACTATCACGACTGGCCCACCCCTGGTGGTGGCGTGTTTTGCGTCACAACGGAGCGCCTTAAGCCGGCTCTTGAAGCGGTCTACGACCCTTCCATGCCCAACTGGCCTCTTTTGGTTGACTTATTTTGACCACCTTTCGCTCAAACCTTCTCACTTGCAAGCCATGACCACCCTTCCAACAATCCACCTGAACGGAACCGATGCAGATAGCCTATATACTGAGTATCGCGCAGTGCGCAAGGCCGTTAGCCAAGCCTCTGATGCTTTAGTTGCAGCAACCTGCAATGCAAGGGATTTTTATCCTCAGCGTTCCGACGCATGGCAACGGGCTCGCAATGAGCGTGATGAAGCACTGCAGATGCTCCAGCGAGTTTATGAGTATGCCGAGCGATGGGAAATGCACGCGCTTGATCATCGCCGCGCCAAATAGCGACAGCTCGTTGACGACAGCCCCGCAGGTTCGGGGCTTTTTCATGCCTCAGGTCAATTACAACAGATTGTTACAGATCCGCCCCCCTGGCGGCAACGCACCCTATGATTGGCACATGAGGCGACAGAGACAGCCTCAGCAGCCGGCGAGGCCCTGAGATGGCCCCGGCCACCATCCACTCAAACCACACCCTTTTCCGCCATGAAACCATCTGATTTTTCCTCCGCCAACATTGGCCGCAATCTGGAAACTGCAGCCCGCGTCATCACACCCCTGATTGCTCTCGCGATCACCACCGCTGAACTGGTCTACTGGCTGGGCGGTGAGCTGCGCATTGCGATCGACACCAGAAACGATCAACTCGCCGCCTGGTGGGTTGCAGTTCTGGGGGTTGCGCCAGCGCCAGCGCCAGCGCCAGCGCCAGCACCAGCACCAGCACCAGTACCCACCGTCACTCCTGATCCCATCATGATCGCCCCTGCCCCCGCCCCAGTCCGCAAACCACGCACCTACGCCAAAAAGGCCGCCGTAGCGGCCCCTCCTGCTCCTGCCGCTCCAGGCCCGAAGCGCCCCCGCCCAGCCAAGCGGGCGCCTAAGCGGGCTTTGCTGGAGGTAGTGGCCGCCTGATTTCAGTGGGGCCGCTCCTGCGGCGGCCCCTTCAACATCATCCCTATCATCCCTGGTGACTACCAATGAAAACAGAAGATCGCCTCAATCAGTTAATAGCAATGCCAATGAATCAAGCACTTAAAAAAGCTCAACAACTCGTTGAGTATTTGTCGGCAAGGTATGGATTCTGCGGTGACATGGTTGTATGTGCTTACGAAACCTATGCAATAACAATAGAGGACAACGAAGGTGGATATTGCGATAATGAATCACGCTTGTTTTTAGAGTCGCTAGATTAGTCTCTTTATCAGCAAGTCCTCTCAACTGTTAGAACATGAGTCGCATCAACGGAATTACAAGTTATTCTGATGATCTAATTGCTACGGCTCGTTCAATTGATCATTTTGAAGTCTCCTGTGGCATTTATGAAAAACAGTTGCTTAATCGAGCAACACTTGGAAATGTTGATACAGCAGGCGCAAACAATGCAATTGTTCAAGGCCTTCGACTGATATGCAAAGCCCATGGTCTTGACGTTGAAAACAAACCTAACAGCAATCAGTTTGTGTATGGCGCAGGATCTGTATTTTTGCACAAAGATCACCTCGGAAGTATCCTAGAAGTTTGCGTGCTTGTTGGTGTTGAAAATCTATCGGAGCTTTTGCAAGACTCCTATGTCCATAATTACCCTTGCGCCTTGATAACCGAAGGCGAATTTATTGAGCTTGAGATTGGTGACGTTTTTATCTTTGATCCAAGTATTTATCACGCTTGGATGTCTAACAGAAAATGGCTAATTGCAACGCAGTCGGTTATAAAGCCAGATCGTTCAAGTGCTGCTGTTGACCACAAATCCCAATAGACATCAAACTCTAACCCTTTTGCTTTTTCATTGCATTTTTTTTAATGACTCATCATCCAAAACGCAATCTACAAGTTCTAGGCAGTATTGATATAAATGAAACGAGCTATCACAGGAAAATGCTAAGAGAAAGCACGCGATACGGATTGGGTTTTGCGTGGCCTGAGCCAATATCACGCGAAGATCCAATCTTAATTGAGCTGCAAGCAATATGTGAACTAAATGAGTGTACGCCTAAGCTCAGGGATCGCGTTGGCGGCTACTCAAACCCTTTTTATCTTTGCGGGGCAGGCTCGATTACTCCGCATGAAGATACCGGGCTTGGATGGACTATAAATGCACTTGTTTCAACGAAAGACTTGTCAAAGAATTTTCAGTCTGGCGACGAAGTTAACAGTTGCACCCTACTTGCACAAGGAAGACATATCATCGTTCAAGAAGGAGATGTTTTTCTGCTTAATACTAATATAGAACATACTTGGGTCGCCAATTGTAGATGGCTACTTGTGGGTCAAGGTGTTACATTGAAAAAAGCAATCAAATGAACTACACAATGATTGACAGCTCGCCTTCGAGTCGCAAGCCGCGTGTCCTACGTCACATGACAATTAAAACAAACAGTTTTCATAAAACTCTACTAAAGCAAGCTACGCAATACTATTTAGGAAGTGTTCATACTGCTTATCCAGAAGAAAATGATTTAATTTTAGATAGTTTGCGTAAAATATGCAATCTACATGGTTTTGAATTTAAGCGCAAAAATAGCAAGTTTTGCTATCCTTCTTGTTATATCTATGGCGCTGGATCTGTAGAGCCACATTATGATAATAGCTTTGGCCTTTCGCTAGGTGTGCTTGTTGCAAAGCAAAACATAACACGGACTATTACAACTATTGATAACTGCTTCCTTTTTGCAAGCAATAAAGTTTTAACAATCAACGTAGGAGTTGTTTTTTTGTTTAATAGTGACGCTAGGCACGCTTGGATGGCCAATTGTCGATGGGTGATTGCAAGTCAATCTGTTAGGATAAGGAAGGCTAATTAATTCTAGTTTTGGTGCCTTGATCAGCAATGTTTAACCCCGACTTCTACCCAACGCCATCCGAAGTAGCGGCCACCATGCTAGATCCACTGGATCTGCGTGGTCGCACGGTAGTGGAGCCCAGTGCAGGTAGCGGCAACCTGGTGAAAGAAGCCATGGATCGCGGCGCTACAGACGTGCTCGCGGCTGAAGTTGAGCCACGGCTAAGGGCCATCCTCGCGGCAATCCCTGGCTGCCAGTTGATCGGCGGCGATTGGCTACAGGTTCAGGCAGAGCAGATTAGCCATGCGGATGTGATCGCAATGAATCCGCCGTTTAGCGCAGATGAGCATCATATTCTTCACGCCTGGAAGATTGCGCCGCCCGGTTGTGAAATCGTAAGTCTATGTAACTGGTCAACAATTAACGAAAGTCGTCATAATTTTCGCGCTTGTCGAGAGCTGCGCGTACTAATCAATGATTATGGAAGTCGCTTAAATTTAGGGCCAGTATTTGAAAATGCCGAGCGCACAACTCGTTGCGAGATTGGCATGGTTCGTTTAATAAAACCTGGGCGGCGATCTTCTGGCGGCGATGAATTTGAAGGTTTTTTTCTGGGGCCTGATGAAATAGAAGCGCAAGGAGAAGGGATTATCCCTTATCGTCGCTCAAGGGATCTAGTTAATAGATATGTTGAGGCTTGCAAAATTTATGATCAACAATTAGAAGCTGGTGTGCGACTACAGGCTCAAATAGGCGGTATTTACAAGGGTGAGCTAGGAATTCAAATCACTCTTGATGGATGTGCGCCTTCGCGATCACGATTCCGAAAGGAATTACAAAAAGACTTCTGGAAGTCTGTGATTGCTGAGATGCTGCCTCGTGAAAAGGCTACCAGTCAACTGCAGGGTGATATAAACAAATTTGTTGAACAACAAGAGCAGGTGCCATTTACAGAGAGAAATTTATTTAGAATGCTATGTATTATCGCGGGGACCACCGATCAGCGAATTGATCGAGCTATTGAAGCAGTATTTGATAATTTAACAAAACACATAAAAGATAATCGCTGGCAAGTAGAGGGATGGGCAACCAATGAACAGTATTTATTTGGTCAAAAATTTATCATACCTGATGCAGCCACGCCTCATATCATGGGCGCAGGGGTTTGCTTTAGTCGCCATAGCGATGCGGGTCGAAGTGTAGATGATTTGATCAAAGCGCTCTGTTATATTACCGGACGAAAATATGAAGAAATGGAAAAACCTGAATGTGGATTTGATCGCCTTGCGCCAGGCGGCTTGTATGACTGGGGATTTTTTGAGTTTAAGCTATTCAAAAAAGGTACTGGACATTTTAAGTTCAAAGATTTAGAAGATTGGGCACGGTTAAATGCAAGGATTGCCAAAATCAAAGGTCTTGTATTACCAGAACAAATCAAGTCACAGAAAAAACGCAAAAATTAAAACGACTAACCTCACAACATAAAATCTTTTGCTCTAAGCTGATTATCTTTGCTTTTTGCAGCGATGATCAGCTTAGATCTTTGGTGTTTTGTGGAAGAAATGCTTCCGATCATTCAAGAAATTGAGCGCATTGAAGCCATGGCAGCCCAAGACCCTGACGAGCCTGGCCTATCAGATATAAGCAAGCCTAAACAATAGCGCTATGGCTTGTGCGGTGCTATAATTCTATTGTCCGCTCCCAACTTTTTATCATGAGCGCATTGACTGGATCTGAACTGTTGACCGCAGTGAAGAAGCTCGAAAATGAAGGCCTTGGCCAGACTGAGATTGCTCGCCAGACTGGCTATGTGACCACAAAGGGCGATGGCACCGAACGAGCCAGGGTGAATGCTTTTCTGGAGGCTTTGCTGGAGGCGAAGGGTATTTCCCTCGGCGGGAAGAAAAAATCTCCCGGACGATCGCTAACATTCCGCACTCAGGTGCAATTTAATGGCAACCTGATGATCGGCGGCGCTTATACGCGCCAAGCCGGCTTTAATCCTGGCGACAGCTTTGAGATCATCGTGGGAAAAAAGGGCTTCACGCTTAAGCCACTTGCTCAGGGCCAGGCCCCGGAAGGCTGCCCTGACGGCACCTGTCCCACGACCGATGAGGATTCGGAGACCGAAGCTCCCGATCCGATCGACGGCTGATAGATTGCCGCCAGAACAGGCGGAGGGGGGCTTCGGCCCCTTTTTTATTGGTTAAGCATTGTTAAGATGCTGCCCCTTTATTGCTGCTGTATCGGTAAAATGAGAGCACCCGAAAGGGCAGTTTACTTCATTTTGCATGACAAGTTCTTTAGCTCCCAAACCAAAAGCCGGTGCGCTATCTATCTCAGATAACGCCTTAAATGGCTTGCAATCAGCTACCACTGAAGCCACTGCAGTTTATTCTGATGCTACATCAGGAAGTGTTGTGGCTGCTCTCAAGTCTGCTATTGCAATTCAATCGCTGCGAACATATTTCGATGATCCGGGAATCAGATCAGCAATTGTTGCCCTGCAAGATTCGCCCCTCGGATTCAGAACCGACCGGGATCCAAAGATCAAGAAAAAAGATAGAGACGGAAGCTACAGGCCGAATACTCCCTATGAGTATGAGATCGTAAAAGAAGCTGCTATTGAAGCATTGCTGCGCGGATTACAGTTGGTCGGCAATCAATTTAATATCATCGCAGGCAGATTCTATTGCACTAAAGAGGGATTTGAAGCACTAATCAAAGTAGCTCCAATCACTGATTTTCAGTTGAATATCGGAGTTCCAAAGTCTTCGACTGGCGGTGTCACTGTAGAGTGTTCCGCTACATGGATACAAGAAAAAACCGTGTCATTTGCGGCAACTATTCCGGTCAAATCTGATCAGTACAGCACTGCTGATCAGTTGATTGGCAAGGCAACACGAAAGTTTTTGTCGCGTTGCTATCAACAAATGTCAGGAAAAACAATGCCGGATGGCGACTCTTCAGAGCCCGCCGCACAGCCGCTAGGCGGCACGGCGCCGTCAATACTTGAGGCAGCACCCACGGCGGCCCCAGCGACGCTGCAACCATCCTCTAGTGCCGCTCCCGATTCTGACGCCACCCTGACGGAGGAGCAGCGCAGTCGATTAGATGCGGCCATGTCAAAGTGTCTGTCGGCTGTTGGTGCCAGGGCTTTTGAGATGGATGTTTGCGCCTGTTTTCAGATTGACGGCCTAGAATCGCTCCCGGCCGTCAACTTCCGAGATGTGATCGGCGGATTAGGCAATGAAACATCAGTTAAGAGATGGAACATGGGTTGCGCTTCTGGCGGCGATGGCCCTCAAATCCTCACAGATGAAGAGATCAGCGAGTTACAGGTCGATTCTGGGGCTGATGATGACGTTCAGCAGGAGCTGGTATGATTGAAGTCGTTATTCCCTTGAAAGAATTAGACGTACCTTCTGAAGTGCTGGAATTTATCATGGTGCAAGCTGCGCTAAAGATGGATCCAGAAGTACCTAATTCTAACATCAAAAACCTTGCCGCTTGGCATGAAGCAATTCGCCTAGGAGCTTGCTATGGCTATCAATGCGCACTTACTGACATCAATTGCGGCAGTTTCAAGCCTGACGACCCCAATGCCTAGAATACTGGCGTTAGCACTGTTGTCAGCATCTGCGCTTGGATTTGGATTTGTGGCCGGATATTTCTTCCGGCCTTCCCTTGATGATCGCAGACATAGACTACAGCTAACTAAACTTCATGGCCTAATACGTCAAAAAGATAGGCGCATCATTTACCTGCAAACCTTGCTATCTAGAAATGCCAAAAGACAAAATCAACGATGCGATTGAACAGGCGATTGATGAGCTTGTTCAACTGCAAAAAAAAGAAACAACATCATTAGAAGATGTTGTATGCAAGCTCGAAACACTTGCAACCAAATTCAGGAGCATGGCTGATGAATGAAGCTGAATGGCAGCAAAAATGGGGCATTGAACTAACAAGCTCTCCTCAAGTTTTTTGCAAGCTTCCGCGTGAGGCTTATGATGATCTTCCGGGTATTAATGCAAGTTTATGCAAGGAAGTCATCGGCTCAACAGAAGCACATGCCTGGAAAAAGTGCATTGATCCCAATAGGCCAGAACAGGAGGAAAGAGACGCTTTCATCCAGGGCAATATCGCTCATGCGCTTGTGCTCGAATGGGATGAGGTTTCCTCACGTTATGTATTGGCTCCTGATCTACCAAAAAGGCCAACAGAAAAGCAGCTCATAGAACCTGATCGACTGACTAAAGGCGGCAAGCCTGCTAAAGCTTATGAAACATGGAAAGAATATAAAGCAATCGAAGATCAGTGGATTGAGTGGGAGAAAACCAATCTGCCGCCCACGGCTGAGATTGTATCAGAAGCCAACTACTCAAAGGGATTTGCTTATGCCAATGCCTTATGGCAACATCCGATCTTAAAGTACAGATACGAAAAGACCGAAAAATATAGAATGCTTAATGAGATCACCTTTACCTATATTGATACACAAACAAAGCGGCGAATCAAGGCAAGAATAGATTCATTGCGTATTTTTGATGATCACCTTTGGATTGGTGATATAAAAACAGCGCAAGACGCAGGGGAAGGTGAGTCACATTTTGGTTTAGCGATTGCCAAGTACGGTTACATCGTGCAATCAGCATTCTACCATGATGCACTGTATCACTGCCGTACTGCGCTAGAAAAAATTATGGGATTTGCTGAGGGTTCGCTAATTATATTGCCAATCATATTTGAATGGGTTGCTATCGAAAAGGATCCTATTGGACCAGAGTTTATCGGTCGTTATTACATGACTGATGAGCAATTAAGTGATGGCAGGTCGCTGTATCGACTTGCAGTCAACAAAGTTCATTTGTCTTTACAGATTGACTACTGGCCTGGTTATTCTGTATCACCATCGGCAGCAGTCTTGCCGGGTTGGTACAAGCGCACGATCAATCAACAGAAAGCACGCCTCAAGGGGGAGCGATGATTGCTTAGTTTTTGCCACTACAAGCATTGCTCTGTTCTTCATTCATCACCTCCCATGATTACGCTGAATTACTCTGTTGCAGATCTTTTGCAAAAAGCACTTGATCGCATTCAAGACCATAAAAGTGCAGAAGCAATTCCGTATATCGAGATTGCGATCGAATCGCTTGAACAAGAAAAGCCTGCAGTAATAAAATCTTCTATTCCGCAGGAACGATCTAAGTCATTAACCAAGTCAAATGCTGATTCAATTCAAGGTGTTATACCTCTTAGCGTTACGTCTCGTAAAGTGTATGATCATGTTTGTGATTATATAAACCAAATTCCTGTAGGCGGTGAATTTAAGTTTATTGATGTTAAAAATTATCTTAAATATGTTTTGGGCTTTAGCTTTAATCAAAGAATTAGCGACACTGCGTCTGATCATCTTAAAAGATTAACAAGTCAAAAATATCTTGAAAGACCGAACTTTAAGGGTAGAACCTATATTGTGATTAATCACCCTTATGTCGTGATTGATCGCCCTTAGTCATCACCTTCGCCAGGGGGATTGGCCAGGTAGGTCGCAAGTGTCCCAGCAGCGGACAATGCACCTGTCGCGCTAGTCCTCCATGCCTCTACACATTGCTGGTTGCCACAAAAAACACTACCAAATCCACCTACGGCGCTTAGCAATACGCAAGCACATAGGGAAAGTTGAATTTGTGTTTTATTCATTTTGTGTTTACTTGATATTTAAGCAGTACAATATCATTTTCTTGCCTCCTATCATTAGCCTCTAGTCTATCAACTCTTTGCTTTAGTGCACCGATTTCAATTAGCCCTAATCTTTGGTTATCGCTTAGCTCATTTAACTGGCTAGAAATTTTAACCAATCCAGCGCAAATTACACTCAAAAGAAACAGTATTATACCAGCCGTTAGCGGCTGATTCATGAAGCGCCATAGTTGATTCTCTTGTTGTGGCGCGGGTGCCATAGCGCTGGCTGTGTTACCTTAGTTTTCCCGTGGTTGACTCAATGGTGGTGTGCTATATTTGCTTGGGTAATGATGTGATGTGTTTAGTAGATTCCATGGTGGCACCGTCAGGGAATGGCTGCCGCGATTTGGGCGGTCAACGTTGCAAGACTTGCATTTAATAGCGTCAAGTTTATATTGGTGCCGATTGAATAAAAGTTAATCGTTGCATTGCAGAATCTTGCAGGAGCTGTAACGGTTCTAGCAAAAACTGCAATGTTACTTGCTGTTGGTGCTGATGATGGTGTTGATGTTGTAGCGCTGGTAACGCCATAAATAATACCGTTTGCGTTGTTGGCGCCGCTGCGGCTGATGCCAAGAAAACCGGTCCCAAACGCGGCAGAGGGGGCGCTAGTTATTGCGGGAAAAGGGCTGTTAGCCATCATGGCTATATTTTCGTTTCCGCCGTCAAGGGCTCCGATTTTGTAAATAAGACTTGCGCCTTCCACTGTGCTTGAAATGTCCCCTATAAAAACTTGCGTTGTGTTTCCAGTTGCCGGAGAAGTGACATAACAAGATACATGTTTGCTATTTTGTGGGTCCGCATTACCTGCTCTCTGTGTATCAAGAAAATTGTTTGTTCCGTTACCTCGCAGGCCCAGCTTCCGGTCGTAGACCCATCCTCCCGCTGTTCCCCCTCGTGTCGGAGTTGGACCAACAAGCGGCACCATCGCGCCGCTGATTGTGCGTGCGCCCATCATGATCGGAGCGGCCTTAATGATGCTATTAGCCTGGCTGAGCACTCCGCCACTGGTGCCCAAGGATCCATTGTCGATGCAACTGGTGATGAAGTTTGAATAAGCATCTCTTACTGCAGTCTCCAGCCCTAGATTATTTCCGGCCGCAACGTCGGCGGCAATAACCCGATCAATGTAATCCTGTACCGGGCCGCTATAAAGCACAAAGCTTGCCGGATTTCTTGCGAGGAAAATAACACTCATTGCGGCGGTTCTAGCGTATAAAGGTCGGCCAGCCTGTGTTGAACCATCAGGCCCTGAAGCTCAGTTATGTCTTCAGCGGAAAGAGCAATATGGCTAAATAGCAACCAGATGGCGGCTTGAAATGATTCTACGTTCTCCCTGCCACTTTTGTTCTCGTTTAACGCAGCTAAGAAGGTCAAAGCTGCATAAGACAAGTCTCCTGATTTGTTTGGCGTGTTTGTAACATTTCTATATGCTTGACTTATAATAAGATCATCATAGAACCCCTGATAATTCGTCGGGAGTTGCTCAATCTGCCAGCCGTGGATCAGCTGGCCATTCTCGAAGTCCAGCGTTTCGGTGGCCACAGCAGTCTCCCCCACGGCAAGCGGGGGAACGGGCTGTTGGATCACTTCCAGCTCGTACCACGGAGGTTGCACAAGGCCTTCGATTGGCTCTCCCTCCAGTCGGGGCCAGGGCTTGACCTGGCGGGTTTCAATGTTGGCGATAATAAATTGGCCCATCTCAAGAAGTCCTCCTGAAGGTAAAATGCAACTGCAGATAAGTTCCGCCGCCACTTGCTTGATCTATGTAGATCCGCAAGACGTTTGCCAATGTTCCGGATGTTATTGATAGAACAGGGCTGTTTCCAGTCGATGTTCCACCAACATTGATCTGCGGCTTTGTGCTAAATATGGTCACATTATCAAGAGTTACATTAACAATGATTGGGTTTGTGGTTGCAGCCGCCTCACACGTTAAGGCAGCGCTGATGATATTGTAAGAAAATGGAAGTGTAAAAGGTAGAATAAGTGCGCTAGAGTTTCCTGTTGGCGCTATACCGTAAGTCAAAGGAATGATAAGAGTTGTCGCGTCTCGCTGATGCTGGTGATCAATCGGCGCAGCGAATTCAGACGAGCCAACCGCCGCCGTTGCTGCTAGGCCTAGTGGTGCACTGGTGCCAAGCGCCAGGTTGGAATTCCCGGTCCCCGCGCCGATCGCATTCCGAGCATCGGCTTGGCTTGCTGCTGTTGCCACCGCCCGCCCAATGGTGGTGGTGGTAGCAGTCCACCATGCCGCAATGGCCTGGCCAACGCGCTGAGCGGTCCAAGCCCGGCGAGTGGTGGCCGATCGAGCCTCAGCCTCGGCCTGGCCCACCGTCTCTGCGGACCACTCCCTAGAGTCCGACAGGCGTGCATCCGTGCTGGAAACGCCTCCAACATCAGCCGCAGATAAAACAATGATTCCAGTCTGCCCATTTACACTTTGAACAGGTACAATAGGTACGGGAATTTGAACCCAATTTCCCAAGATCGAAGCATTATCACCACTTAAAATCCACTGACCAACATTGCCGGTATCAGTGCGTAGACACCAGTCGCCACGCTGACCGGTTAGCGCCAGCATTGCGGCCTGACTATTAACGGCTCCCAGGTAATCGCTAATTGCAATCGCAGGGATCTGAGCAGTGGGAATGACTCCGCCAACTAGATCGGCTTTGATGCTTAAATCAGGCTTGTTCGTTAGATCGTTATATGATCCTGTGGAGGCAACTGCAGCAGCGCCAATATCAGCAGGCGTGATCAGTGTATTGCGCCATAAGCCGTCTGAATGACGCGCTAGCACTGGCCTAGGAGCGCCTACGGCAGGCGGATTGCCGGCAATCAATACATCATGAAGTTCGTACAACTCCGGGCCATTAGCAACCTTTATAGCAAGAATGCCGCTTGTTCCCGGTCCTTTTTTAATGCACCATCCAAGAATAACGCCATGCGCAGGCTGTGTTGGTCTTGTGCTAGTTGTTTGTCCTGCAACTTCAGACAAAAATACAAGCTCACCCTCTACAAGGTGATCAGTGTTAACTCCACTGAGCGTGCCTGACGTTTGCACGATACCATCTGAATTATGGGGAATTGCAGCCTGAGCAATTCCATAGGTGTTGGCCGCTGTTAACTCGTCTGACGCATCGGCTAGCGCGACTAGCAGCGTAGTTCCAGATGAGCCAGGCGATGGAATTCTAACAACAGCGCCTTTTGGTATTTCAACCCCGGTTGTATTTCTAACGCGCTCAATAGTTTTTGTTGCTGTATCTACTGTTATAGAATCAAGCTTGATCTTGTCAGCGCTGGATTGCAATCCAGCCGCCAAAGTTGTTGCCAGCGGCAAGGTTACATCATCACCCGTGCTACTCGAAAGTAGCCGCGTAGACGGATCGTAAGACAGATTAGTGCCTGCGCTTCCAGATGCAACTAGCACACCATTTACAATAGATAATCCAGCGCCAATAGATACTCTAGCAAGTTGACCGTTGGTGCCAGATGTTACAATACCAACCGCACCAGAGGCAAAGCCAGATAGCGTTAGCCCAGCAAATGTAGGCGATGCTGCGATGCCAAGCGCTTGAGGAAGGCCTACTTGTTCTAGTTCGACTAATTTATACAGATAAGGCGTATTGCCATCCTTTACAACCGCATATTCTGCCATCCCAACTCCCGATGGCAGTCCCACCCCAGGCGGGCCGGGGATCGCAACATTCACCACCGCCGGGCAGCTCATGGGTCCCTCCTGCTGGTGCGTAGGGCCACGACGACCGGGCCTGTTGCAATGGTGTGGTCATCGGCGGCGGTGGATCCGGGTGGCCAACCGCCGCAATCAAAACGATAAGTCCTGCTAGTTTTAAGCGCATTAACTAAAGCTTCAGGAAAGATTAAGTCTAGCACACCACTTGATGGGGTTGCTCTTATTGTGACCGGCCACACATTACGCCCTCTTGTATCACTTACGGTTGCATTTATATCCCAATCAATAAAAGGCCATGGCTGAGTCTCGGCAGTATCTTGCCAAAAACGAAGCGGCAACAAGGCATCTATGCCCTGCTCCATCTGCCAAGTTGTTGTAACCCAAGCCATGGCGTTACACTTGTTGATCTAGTTTTCCCGTATTATTCTTGCCATGCTTCATCTTGTGGTGTTTCTGGATTATCAGCGGCAAACTTACCTTCATCGCTTCGAGCGCGTTGGCGTTTGGGCTTTAGATTGATCACGGGCTTGGATTCTGCTTCTTTCTCCTCTTCAATAGGTGCATCTTGCTCATTTTGTTGGTGCAAAAACCTAACAAAATTTTCGTTAGCTTCTTGGCTAGCATGAGGATTGAACGCAAATGATTGAGTCATGATTGGCGGTGAGAAATACTAAAAAAGGGAGGATTTCTCCTCCCATTGTAGCGGTTGACGGTTCAATATCAAACGGGTTGATAGTGAATCATGGCTCCAGTGGTGTTAGCGGGAACAGCAAGGCCATTGCCTCCCTCACCCGTGCCAGTGCCGGCCACAAGGCGGATGGCCACAACACGAGGATCAACGGTTAGCGCAGGAGACGCTGCGGCTTTCACAGCAGCCTCCAGAGAAACCTTGTTGAAGCTTGCTTCAGATGGATTTGTTCCGGCAAATGAAATGCTTCCGATGCGCACATACCCAGAAGGGTTGGCATCAGCGAGCACTCCACCGATCGGAACATGCGCCACCTCGATGAAGTATCCGCCAGATGCGTTAGACAACGCACCGACAGCCACGATGAGCGCGTTAGGCTGGCCATTGAGCTTGTCTTGCAGCAAGCGCGCGGCGCCAGTGCGAGTTTCGGCTGCAACACCTTCGCCATCACGAACAGCCCCAAACAGAATGTTTTCACGGCTGCGAAGGTAAGGCCTTTGAAGAAAGATGCCGGTAGGGCGGGACATAGTTACCTCGGATAGGGTGGTTTAACGATCACAATCAGGCGGTAATATCCGCCAATGTGATACCAGACAAGGAAGCAATCGAGTTGGGATCCTCAACAACAGCGCCACAGTGCCACGTAAAGCGAGTAGCGCGTGTTGCGGTATTAAACGACTCTGGAAGGTCGTAAATCACCAGCCCAGTAGTAAGCTCGCCGCTTTCGCTGTAGACAGGCCCCTGAATGCCGCTAGTGAAACCTTCGCCCATCCGAACACAATAAATTGTGGTCGTACTGTTAGATTCAGTGAAGGGCTGAATCGGCAGGTTGTCATCCCGCACATCAGTCTCAATCAATGGCACGCCGTCATACATTTGAGCAGATCGGCCAAGCTGATCAATACCCTGAATGTACAAACCGCTTACGCCAATGTTGCGAACTGCGGCGCCGAATTTGGTCTTCAATTTTTTGGGAAGGATGAGTACCTTCTCATCATTGGGACCGTCTACTTCGGCGATCAATTCATCCAACTTGCTGAGCTTAAGAC